AAACCGGATAAGCCAGCCCCAATGACGTATCCGGCTGCATCACGAACGTTGCTTAACGCATTCGAAGCGCCCCATGTATCCGTACTAACTCGAGAGGGATGGGTGTTAATATATGGTATTGCGATTAAAATAGAAATTACTTACCCAAGACTCTGCAGCGCTGCTGAAGGGTCTCCTGCTCTGACATTTGAACCTTAAAGGGATTAAAGAGGAGTTAGTAATTAACTATAATTCGTCCTTTTTGCCCCGCAAATTTTGCCGTGCTGATGTCTGAGAATTGCCGCGACTCTCTTTTGCCGGTAATTCTTCCTCATGTGTATTTAAACCATGTTTGCCCGTAGGGTGCGTGGTGCCCAATCCAGACATTTGGGCCCACGTAGTTTCAGAAGATGATGAACCCTGTTCTGTTGTTACAAGAACATTGGATGTTTGTTCAAGTGAAACACTTGAACTTTCATCAACTTCCATGGATGCATGGGAGTTGTGAACGGTGACGATTGCCGTTTCTCCATTTAAATCGGTCTCAGCTACGACGATGGTGTCATCGCGTACCATATTTTGGTCTAGAGTTAGTACGTTATTACCTTGTGCTCGAAGCTCCGTATTTATGCGTTCCTGTGTTTGAGCGTAGTACGGATCGTAAAGTGGTGATGGCGTAGCCATTCTTTCCGCGAATGCACCAGTTTTGATTTGTACTTCGACATCCTGGACTATTTCAACTGACCAGCATGCTTGACCCTCAAGGTCCACGTTAGTGCTGCTCATAGCACCTGTCAAGAACACCATACAAGATTCTAGACCCTTTTGGGACTCCCTGGCCTCAGCACCTTTTGCCATTTTAAGCCAATTTGCTGTGTGGTCTAAAACCGTGGATGTACCTGAACCCCAAGATGTGTCATCGGCCGGTTCAGTTCCTTCTAGGAATCCTTTATCATCAAAATCTACGAAAAGCTCGTTTTTCTTTTGGTTATGCACCAACGGTGTAAAGAGGAATCCGTCGGCTGCCTTAACGTGTGTTGTTTTTAAGGCAATTTCGTCCTCGGAAGTTGGCCATTGGTCATCAAGTGAGTATTGTTTGTGAATCTCCCCTTTGGGGACAAACTCTTTTAGAACGAAACGTCCCTGAGATTTGTCAGGGTGGCCAATGTAGCGAACTACTAGTCTCGCGTTTGAAACGCGATAATTTGTTGCAAATTTGAAGCATTCATCAAAAGCAACAGAACGCTTTGTGTTGCTTGTTTCCCAAGTCTCCGTTGACTTGTATTGTGGAGAATCATTGGCAAGTTGGGTTAATCCAAAATGCCAATCCACAGCCTGGACCGAGTCTCCCCATGCTCGGGGTCCAGTAACCAGTAGACCACCGTTAGGGTTTTCCTCTAATGCCGCATCAAGTTGTGCTCTGGTGTGAGTGTTGTAAACCGGGTCTTTTAGGATCGGTAGTTTGAATGAATTGGGATTGAAACAGAATGTTGAGCGCCCATATGCATCGGGTCGAATGAGGAACTCCGTTCGTGCTCGTACTGCTAGCGATGCTCCCGAGAACGTGTCCGGTATACGCGAATGTGATACCGGGCCACAACAAAGTCGATGCTGGTGACACATTGTTGCAAGCGAGTATTTGGGGGACTTTTTAGAAGTCCTCGTTCGGCGTTTATTCTTCTTGTACTTTGTCGTTTTCTTGGATCTTTTACCTTTAGGTATAAGAGTGCGGCGAGGATGTTTAGGTGAACGAAATGGACGAAGGTATAGCAGGTACTCCACCTGATCTCGATGACGGAGTCCTCGCTTGGTTCTTTCTCGCCGGCATCTTTGTCGTGAACGTTGAAGATCGTGTTGTGGCACCCACAACAAAAGCAATATGTGAAAAGTCTTTCGAATCTGGCTCTCGCCTTCGCTTGAATGTTTTCGAGTGAAATGGTGTTGGTGAAGAAAAAAAAATAATGAAGAAAATATGATATATCATATGGTGACACCGCTGGGGTATAGTATTACCCCCAGCGGAGTGTGTCAGTGTCAGATATGATATCATAGTAATATGATATCACACACTGAACATATGATATCATACTTTTATGATATCATATGTGACACAAGAAAATTCTTGTGGTGCACACGACTCCTTCATTATTTTTCACTTTCCTTTTTTCTTAGTGTATCATGTCGCAGACCAGTAGTAGTTCGGACAACATGGGTATTCGACCTCGGTCGAATGCTCGGAGTCGGAAATGGTGCTTCACCTTTCATGACTATGAGCCTGCAGATGTCTCGAAGCTTGCTAATGTTAAATGCAAGTACCTGATCTGTGGAGAGGAGGAATGTCCTACCACGGGAAGGAAGCATCTTCAGGGTTTTGTCGTTTTTTCGAATGCCTTGCGGTTTTCTACAGTGAAGGACAACCTGTTTGGACCCCGCACCCACATCGAGGTTGCCAAAGGCAGCGTCGCACAAAATATTGCGTATTGTTCGAAGACCCGCGATATTGATGTCAATCCCAATGAAGTTGTACATGCCTTTGGAGATGTTCCAAAGGATTATGGTGATAGCGGAATTGGTCAGGCCGCGAAAGTTCGGTACGAGAGGGCGTGGAACCTGGCCAAAAGTGGCGATTTTGAAGAAATCGATGCTGATTTGCTTATCAAGCATTATACAACATTGAAGAGGATTGGTCATGATGCAAAGCTTGAGAGTCAGGGGTTAGTTGACACCGATTCTAAGCACGAGTGGTATTACGGACCGTCAGGGACCGGAAAGTCGTATACGGCTCGCTCGGAGAATCCTGATGCATATCTAAAGATGTGTAACAAGTGGTGGGATGGGTACCAAGGTGAGGATGTTGTCCTGATTGAAGATTTTGACATAAACCATCGCGTTTTGTGTCATCACTTGAAAATTTGGGCTGATCGCTACCCGTTTTTGTGTGAAATAAAGACGGCTTCAACGAAGGCGAGGCCAAAGAAGATAATTGTCACCAGCAATTATCATCCCCGCGATATTTGGACGGAAAAGACAGATCTGGATCCAATCTTAAGGCGGTTCCAGATGGTTCATTTTGCGAACGAGGACTTTCGTCCCCCTGTCCCTTCTACATTGGCGACCAGCACGTCGGCACCAGCTTCCCCGATGAATTCGGGGGGGAATTAGATTGGGACATTGCAGAAACCTTTACCTGTGATAGTTGTCCCCCCACTTTGGGGTGTAATCATCCTGATAGGGACCCTCTGCCGCGAGATTTAAAACCCTGTGCGCTCTGTGATATTGGTGCTCCCTGGACTCGGTACCATAGGGAGCGTCACAGAGTGTTTAAAAAACAGCGCATATATGATTATATTGAAACTCTAATGCGAGATGAGTTATTAGAGTATTAACTAATTGTTAACAATTATTCAAACATGTTTGCAATATCAGAAACTGTAAGTCCTTCTGAAGCTAGATATGTGCTGTATTCTAGTCCTTTTGCGGCCATAGTATCCAGTTCGTCCAAGTCTGGGAGCTTCCAATCAGGGTCGGAGTCATCACCTGAGTCCGAATCCTTCAGGGACTCGTTGTCGACCGCAGGTGTCGACATCAAACTGAAGAATGGGACATCGCCTTTCTTTGTTTGCTGTACCCTGATGTCAAGGTTTGGTTTTGGCTCTGGAACAATGACGGTCTTCATTGTCAGATTTGTTCCGATGAAGACGACCTCGTCGTCTGAGTCTGATTCGTAAATGGTTCTAATGGCTGGCTCCGAGATGAACTTTTTCTTCTTGGTGCGTTTCACCTTCTTTGCCGATGGACAAAGACGAGGATCGAGGAAGTGGCCCCGCCATGCTTCCTTCGATCTGCGTTTCTTTTCCTTGGTAAGAAACCCTGCAACTTGATGCTTTCGGGGAAGAGACAATCCTCGCATCATCCTCTGTCCCGAGGGGGATGGAGTGAATGCGACGAATCCGTCCTGCATGGAAGTCTCTGGACCCACACGGGTGGGTCCAGAATTGTCCATGGATGGTTGTTGATATTTCCCTCCGAATGTCGGCATTTCCTTGCTTTTGGTTTTGGGTGTGGTGGACCGAAAAAAATTGATTGTGATTTTTTTTTGTTCCGATGACAAAAAAAATTGGTGGCTACGAGATCGACCAATCAGATCACGCCACGTGAAAACGTGGACCAATCAGATCACACCACCGTGTGGGTCCAAAATGCCCCCTCGGGTTTCACCCGTGTGGGTCCAAAATGTCCCCTCGGATTTACTCCGTGTGGGTCCAAAAAACTGATATGTACGATATGCCAAACGAAACCCACCGTGTGGGTCCAAAATTCTCACCTGAAACTAAGGTCGAAAATCGGCCAAAAAAAACCCACTGCCTAATGAATTTTGATTTTGCTCAAGTTATTTATGTTACTTGAGATGGATATTGAAGCGCCCCTCCGTGAAGCCGAAACTACCGGGTATTCGGCCAAAACAAAAAAAATGCGCTAAGGGTGATTAGCTGTATGGTGACATATAAAGCTAATCGAACTGCGCTAACAATATCCAGCGCTGCAAGCGCATGAGTTCGATTACGGTGTGCTAACACGTAGGCGCCTACAAAAGTCGCAAAAGGATTTTAAACATATTATTATCGGGGGGCTTGTAATACGTCTCGCGGTGTTACTAAACCTGGTAATTTGGGTTGTTCACATAATCTGGGCCAAAATTTATTACATTTTGCGCGTGTTCATAACCACCACGCATTGGGTGGTAGTGCGCATTGTATACACGTACCCCTTCATTAAATAACCTTGCGTATGCGTTTACCCTAAGGGCGTTGTCTGTCACGAAGTTGGCAGCATTATATACGGTTCCCACTGTATTGTAAACATGTCCTGCAACGTTTGCACCAATGTTATAACCGGTGTTTAAACCGGATAAGCCAGCCCCAATGACGTATCCGGCTGCATCACGAACGTTGCTTAACGCATTCGAAGCGCCCCATGTATCCGTACTAACTCGAGAGGGATGGGTGTTAATATATGGTATTGCG